TTGAGAATATCTTTCAGGACCTCAAATGTTGACTTAAAAGCTGAGGCTTGAATTGTCACGAGTTTCATCTCTAATACCATTATTGCGTTACATCTTTAAATCTGTGTAAGCCACACCCTTGGACACATCCCGATTAATCTTTTCTTCGAGCTCTTTTGTCATCGCTGGCTGGAGTGATTGTCCATAGTCGTCGAGTCGAAACATGTTTGAGTGATTATCTTTTCCGTCGAGGGTCGTCATCGAACAGCCCATACCACCGATGGATGAGTGTTCAACACTCTTCTTGGGGAGTAGAGAGTCGAGCCAATTCTTAATTTCATTACCCACGAGAATCTTACCATTCTTGGTGAGCATTGTAGGTACACGGTTAATCTTATTCCTGTAATTCACTGGTACACCTTGGGTGTTGATGTTGTGGTAATGTACAAGCTGTTTAAGCTGTTGGTGGGCATTGATATATTCGATGACATCCATGGAATGTTTGCACCGAGGACTGTATATCAGCAGAGACATCTAATATCTATTGGGTATTTTGTAAAAAAAAATTAACGCATAGTAGTAAAGATGAACTATTTACTTATATTCACTTTGGTCCTGGTAGTTCTCGTCCTGACGACTAACTATGAAAACTTCACCGAGACTTTCGGTCTCTCAGGCTACACCAAACCTGTGAAGTCGGTGAAGCTCAATGACCCCAGACCAGATCTCAGTGGCTACAAGGAGGTCGAAGCCAAGGCTGATAACGATTTGATGGAAGAGTTCGTACTCAAGGCGAACCAGGAAATCTCTAAGCGCACAGGACTCTGCACCTACATCATCGAGACCACGACGATGAAGCACTACAAGGGTCCTGAGAAGGATATTTACGAGTGTATGTTCATGGTGATGAAGAATGGTGGCTTTTCTTATGGTTTCTCTGTGGTGGCTTCCTATGAAGTTGAGAATGGTGAGATTCGTATCATCTCTCTTAGAACACAACCTGTCGGTATCCAGGCTCCCCAAGACATCAGCCCATTCACAGAGGGTTCTGAGGGTAAAGAGTTTGTCAAGTATGAGCTCGTGAAAGATACTGCCGTACCCAAGAGTGCTGAGTTGGATTCGGTAAAAAATAAATTACAGTAATTGTAATGTTGAGCATCAATGATGTTGTCAAAATTGATGACAAGCGAAAACAGATTCGTAAAGAGATTTATAGAAAAATATACGACCAATTCGCATCTAAGATTAAACAATCCGTGGAGCTTGGACATAAACAACTTTTCATGACGGTGCCATCATTTCTCATCGGATATCCAGCGTTCGATCGTTCAGCTGCGGCGAGATACGTGGCTAGACAATTTGCGTTGGGTGGGTTCACTGTACGACTCGTGAGTGACTACGATATATACGTAACCTGGTCTAGACCCAAAAAGAAAAAGGAAAAGGTTGAAGAAGATGAGGAAGGAGATTTTCCAAACCTCATGAATCTCAAGAAGATGGCGAACAAATACAGGCGAAGTGCGTAGGAAGTGATGATTTTAAAACCCTCTTTAATGATAAATGGACAATTTGAGTATTATGGTCGAGGCTAAGAAGGAGTACCTTGGACAGCTCTACCTCATTATGTGTCCACCTATGATTGAAGTGTTTGAGGAAATGTATAATGAGGCTGTGAAGACTTCCAAGGGTAAGCAGGTTCTTATCATGTTTCAAAAGATTCTGAAGGAGGTGCCCAATTGGTCGAACGCGATGTCTAAGAGACACAGTGATAATATCACTAGCCGATGCTCGTGGTTTGGTGATCTTCTAGCCGCTGTGTTTGTCGCTTGTACGAAGATTCTCTCTTCGGTTCGTCTCAAGGCGGATAACAAGAAGATTTCTCTCAAGCTTCCCACCGAAGAGGTTTTCATTCAGACTTGTTACAACAACATCGCGAAGGACCTTTACAAAGATCCTTACATTTTCCACGAGGAGCAGAGTGAATATATCCGCGACGAGAATCTCACTGCGCGTTTTTGTGTGTGCATTGAGAGTACTGTGAAGGAACTCATTCCAGTTCAACAGATTCTTCAGACGTATATGTCTCAGGATAACCGTGACATCTCTCTCGATGGAGAGATTCAAGATGGTATCGACCCCGATGTGTATGAAGGTAATGAGCCCATGCCCGAGCCCGAGCCCGAGCCCGAGCCCGAGCCAGAGTCCATGCCTGAACCTGAACCTGAGCCAGAGTCTATGCCCGAACCCGAGCCCACGCCAGAAGTTGGTGCGGAACCTGTACCCACTGGTTTAGAGAATGAGTTTAAGACCGTTCCAGGTGTGCAAGCCCCTGAACCGGTTGAAGAAATTGAGGAGCAGACTCAGGGTGAGGATGATGTACTTTTCGGAGATGCACCAGAGCAGCGTACAAAAAATCCTAGGTATAATTAAATGGAGATCTCCGATTATCTGCGCGATCCGATGAGTGCTGCCCTAATCGCGGGTGGTATCACCGCGGGTTACATTCATCTCAAAGCGTATCTGAATAATGAGGGAAAGCTTGAATTGAACAAGTACACTAAACCAGCGGCTCTCAATGCGATTTTGGTGTTTTTTATCGTCTCAGGTGGTATAGGTAAACGTGAGACTATTTCTAACGAGCCTTTCTAACTTAAAGATTACGGAATTAAATTAAGAAAATGGCGTCTGTCACTGCTTTCAATGATATGATGGGTCAATTTCTTGTGGAATTGCACAAGACTTTTCCAGAGGAAAAGGGCATCAAAAAGATGATGACTTCTTTTGATATGTTGAAGACGACTAATCCACGTCTCGTTGTGGATGCTTTCATGAAAGGTGTTTCTCCCTACGCGGAAAAGATTTCGTCTAAAGATGACACGTTTCTTCTCAATGAGATTGAGACGATTGACTTCCTTAAGGATCTCAACATCAAGTCGTATTGGGAGCGCATGTCTCCCAATACTAAGTCTGCCACTTGGCAGTACCTCCAAACTCTCTACATGCTCGGCACCACGATCACGTCCATCCCCGACGACACTCTCCAGATGATCGAGAGCATCGCCAAGCAATGTGCCGACAAGATGGAGAATGAGGGAGGTGAGCTCGATCAGGATGCTCTCATGAAGATGATGGGCAGCATGCTAGGCGGTCTACCCAAAAAATAAACCTCTACATATACTAAATGAAGGCTTGGTTCGATGATCCTCAGCAGCTCACCCGAACCGAACAGGTTACTCAATTCTGGCCGACTTCTGAGCAAACCCCAGAAGATCGGGTAAATGCAGCTTCTCGTTTTGTCATTTACGTCAGCTGCATTCTTTATCTGACCCGTCGCGATCCACGTATTTTTGTTTTAGGTGCTACGGTTATTGGTGTGATTTATGTCTTGTACAAGGCTAAGATGGTGAAAGAGACGTATGGTACGGGTGTGAAGGGTGCTAAGTGTCAGATGCCCACTGAGGACAATCCTATGGGTAACGTTTTGATCACCGACTTCACGGATGCTCCTAACCGTTTAGAGGCTTGCTATTACCCCAGTGTGAAGCCTTTCGTAAACAGCTATATCAGTGATCGTATCCCGTATGATTCTGGGAGGTCCCGCACTTCCCATCCCAAGTATCTCCGAAACGTCGCTGAGCGTCAGTTTGTTTCGAATCCAGTGACTAAGATTCCAGGAGACCAGACGGCTTTCGCGGAGTGGCTTTATGGTCCCAAGAACGGTCCTATGTGTAAGAGTGATACCCGCTTTTGCGATCCCAATGCCCGCGGTGTTCAACTCGAAGCTTTCGCTGGTCTCGGTGGGGATGGGGACATCAGGGGTCCCCGAGGTGGTGGTCGTGTGCGAGGTGGTGGCGGAACCTATAGTTAGATTAATATTCTTATATAATAATAAATGGCGTATCAGCTTCAACCTGGTCTTTTCATAGTTCAAAACAAGGGGGCGGTTCCACCTGTCAAAGCGACTGATGAAGTATTTGTCTATCCTCAGCCCAGTACCCTCAACTGTGGTAGCTGCCGCCCCAACACCATGTTGTACGGCACTGCCCCTTACAAGGCTGGTAAGGGTTCCCCAGCTCAGTACATTGACACGAGTGATGAACTTCGTCCCCAATCCACTTCCCGTTTCAACAAGAATATCGTTCAGACGTATGAGCGTAACCTGTTCCCCTTGACCAACATGGAGTGCAAGGTTCCCCTTCGCACCCTTCGTTACGAACCAGCGAGCACTCGAGCCGAGCTCCAGAATGGTCTTTTTCAGCAAAGATATGTTAATAAAAATATCGGTAACAAGTAAGAATGGCTGATCCCATTTCACTTATGGCTGTAGCCGGTCTCGTATACGCTGGACGCAACTTAAGTACTAAATCAGCTCCACCTAAGGTTGATAACCCTGAGCCCGTATTAAAGAATCCTGAGATTGTCGAAACTAATAACTTCGAGCCAGTTGTGGAAGTT